CTTCAAAAACAAACACCAGTGAAAACTGAGCAACCGAAAGGTAAAGTGAGTAAGAAGAACAAGGCAAATAAAGCCGCTGTCGAGCCTGCCAAGCCCAAGAAGACGGGAGCAATCAAGACCGAGACCACACCCTTGGAAGCAGAGGTGAAGGTGGTCAAGGAGAGGTTCGTCTCCACTGAGACGCCTGAAGCTGCCAGTGTTGAGGCCGACTACGGTGATTATTTAGTGGCAGTGGGTGTCGAGCTCGACGCACTTTACCATGAATCCAAAGAGAAGGGCGACTGGAGGAGCATGATAGACTATGAAATGCTTATAGCGCGCAACAATAGACAGTTGCACTACCATGACCGTCTCTATCGCTTCACCCATATTAGTGACACCTTGAGGGTTGAGCTTGAAGATGCCTTCACGGCTATGGACGACGACGAACAAGAAGCGGCCATCTATGAGTGTCATTCACCCGACTGGGAATGGAGCGGAGTCACGACCTCTTTGAACCAGAGTGATTACTTAGAGTCTTTGACGCCGTCAAGGAATAGTATCAGTTGGCCAAAACCACCATTGCCACCGCCTCCTAGCCCTGAGATCAAGAAGGTTAAACCGCCACTACCACCTGGACCGGCACCCGAGGAGTCGCGCGTCTTCACGCACCCCCACATGTATGCCCCCTACGAGGATACCAGCGATGAAGATAGCGACGATGACCCTGCAGTGTTACAGAGACCGTTCCTGCTGCCGCCGCCACCTGTCGCCATGCAGCGACCATTCTGGTTGCCACCGCCGCTGCCAAATGGGCTTGTGCCTGCACAACCAGTCGTCGCCGTGCCGCAAGTTCTGAATCGCATTTTGCAGGTCCGACCCAATGCACAACCTGTGTTTGTTGTGGAGCGTGTGTACATTTATTCAAAGACTGAGGTGCCCGTCAATGCAGACTTGCCCATTATGTCCAGAGTTGTCAACCGCCTCTACGACTTGTTCAGTGTCACCCCTTTTGTCCATAAGACAGAGAGCTACACCCTTAATGCCAAAGATGACGGCAAACATAGTTCTACTTTGGAATTAGTCGGCAATAAGCGCAGGGGATGGAAGTTTGGGTGGAAACGCACACGCAAACCACCTCGGCGTGAAATCGAAGTGGCTGGAGAGGTGATACTTGGCGTTGGCGGATTTCCGAGCACCATCTGTTGTGAAATCTACCCAGATTTGTTGCATTGGATGGGATGCGTCGAGCAGAAATTGTGCACGCGTAAGGTGTTAGATATTGAAGGTAAACTCGTTGAATCCTTCAGTCCTGCTGTCAGATACGTGACTACCAGTCACCCTGACTACGAGAGGTTTCGCTCTAGACCTGACATCTTAGAGAATACTATGATCTATTACATACAACAGTGTGTTTTAGCCTACGTTAAGCACAACGATGGTCTCATGGTGACCGGTAGTAAGCCGTCAAACTACCTCAGGGCTCGCTGCCTTGTATCCCAGAACAGCGGGGCCCGTACATTGTTGGGACAAGTGACTGTCACTTAGACATGACTAAACCCGATAATGAATATATTTACAACGGGGATTTTGAGATCATCAAAGGTGCCGCCTTTTTTACCGATGGTGAGATCAAGTTCCCTAAATATACAAATCAGAAGAAAACAGATAATACTAAAAGGACCCGTGCAGGTCCCACTTTTGCGACCAACGCGCAGATTTATGAAAACAACGACGATAATTGCCGCCTTGCTATGAGACGACTCATGGGCAAACGGGCGCCAGACCAACTTGGATTACACGAAGAACTTTTTGACAACCAGCGCGCCTTCTTTGATAAAGAGAAGCCATTCTTTGACCAACTGCGGAA